GAAGTCCTTGACCGTCAGCGTGCCTGCGTCGCGCAGCGTCGCGGAAATGAACGGCGCGCGCGGCTTCTCTGCATAGCCGTGTACGCGGTCCTGTCCGACCAGTGACTCACGTTCGTAGTCGGCGGGCGAATACGCCAGTTCGCCGGAGAGCATGTAGTTCTGGCCGTCCATCGATATCCACGCGACACCAGCCAGGCGGTTTGTGTCATCAGACATGGTGGGCTCCAGAAATGAAAAAGCCGCCGGGGCGGTTCGCCGGGGCGGCTTGGTGCGGTTCAGTGCTGCGGTTCGGAATGACTAGCTGAGCCTGAATTGCGCGAGCAGGGCGAAAATCCGCAGCTGGTCGATCAGCGTTCCGGGCCACAGACAGTCAACGCGATTCGGGTTATGCGCGTTCTGCTCGACAATGAGTTGCCGCGCGAACAGTGCGCTGTTCTGCACGTAGCCATCGAATTCGAGTTCCTGATACCGGGCGATCACGTCTGCGCGTATCAGCAGCGGTGTGACGATGGCGCTACCGGATGCGAAGCGTGTGCCGTCCGCGGCGAGCTTCATGCGTGAATACTTCGATGTGACCATCGAGCGCAGCGCACGCAGCACGTACATCAGCAGAAACATCGTTTCGACTTCGAGGTAACTGTCATCGGGATCGCCCCACGGATTCTTCTGGTAGGTCGTCGTGATGTTCTCGGCGTAGCAGGTGCCGTCATCGCCCACATTGAACGTGCTGATACCGTCATAGAGCAGCGTGTTGCGCTCGGTGAGCAGGAAGCGCGAGGCAACCGGCGGCGCGAGCATGCCGATAACCGGTAGCGTCTGGACCGGGCGCCCGGGATCGTTGCGCAGCGCGGGCGCGACCGAGCCGGCAAGCTGCGCGGCGATGATCCATGCGGGTGTGGGCGAATCATGGAACCCAAGCACCGATTCATGCTGATTGTTGCGGCCCGCGCCGAAGGTCGTACACGCCGCGAGCGTCCCCCGGTACGCGGCGAACGCGTGTCCGTAAATCTGCTGGGCCCACGACCAGCGCCCGGTCTGGTCGTTCAGGAAGGTATGCAGTGCATCGAGGCTGACGCTATCGGTGTACGGGCAGACGATAAAGTCGAATGGCATGTCGCCGCAGTTATCGAGCGCGGCCTGTAGCGTGTCGGTCGGATTGATCGCGCCGCCCGCCATCGGCGCGATTGCTATGTCCAGATTGAGCGGCGTCGATTCGCCCGCGCGTGAGCCGCCGTAATTCAGGCGCACGTCAATTTCATTGCCCACCATGCCCGCATTGATGGCGGTCAGCGTGACTACGTTGTCCTGAGCCGATGCGCTCACCAGCCCGAACGCATCTGCAGCAACGAGTGTGGCGAGCGCTTCCGCGATGTCGGCCGCGCTCTGCGTGACCTGTACCGGCAACTGGTAGCGCCGACCAGCGATATAAAGCGAGATGACGCCTGAGACGCCGGCGTCGCCTTCGATGTTGAGCGTGACCGTTCCGCTTGCGGCCACCGCGCCGGTTGCGTCCTTGAGCGGCAGATACCAGACTTCGCCGAAGGAGTCGGCCGCGCGATAGGCAGCGGTCATCGCGGCGAGCATCGAATTGCTGCCCCACCGTGCGCGCGCGTCACCCACGCCCGCGCTGATAACGGGCGTGCCCGGCTCGCCGGTTCCCGCGTCGGTCATCTGCCCGATAATCAGCGTGCGCTGGTTGAGCTGGGCGCTGTTCGCCTGTGACGCGTCGAGCTCCGCGTAGAACAGCGGCACGCGGATGTTCTCAGGCAGGTTGGTAAAGGGAATCATGGGAGCAACCTCCCGGGAAGGTGGGCGCGAACCGGAGACGGAAACGGACGCAGGACGGCCGGGGCGGCCCGTGGCGGGGCTCGCGCGGTTGACTTGAGGGAACGGAGCGCGGGAAGCGCGCGCAGCGGCAGACAGACGCGCTGAAAGCGCGTGTTACGTCGGGTCGGTGGCTTTGGGTTCGCGCGTGCGGTGTGATGCGCGCCGCGTCGCGTCGGGGTCGTCCGGCGTGTCCGGGATGGTGGGCGGCTCATCCGCGACCGGCACCACGTCGCCATCGCGGAACCGGCGACGCCAGTACACCGAATCGGGTACGACGCGCCCGGCGTCGGGCAGGAAGTCGCGCAGGTCGGGATCGCGCACCCGCATGCCGGTTGCTGGCCTGATGTGCATGTCAGTTCCCCTTTAACGGAACGTCAAGCCGGCCCTCGTCGCGTCCATCAGGGCCGTGCGTACGCGGCGCGGGGACGACCGCCTGCGGGAACGGCGGCGCGGGATACGTGCCGGTCGGGTCGGCGCGATTGGTGAGGTCCGCATGCAGGCCGACGCTTTCGAGCGGCGCGGGCGCGGGCGGATCGAGCGGCCACGGCGCGGGCTGCGGCTGCTCAACCGTGGGGTCGTACATTTCCGGAAACTCGCAGCGGAACGACGCCGCAATACCGGCGAGGTGACGCGCACCTTCCGCGCGGATATCCAGCACGCTTTCGACCGTCGCGAACTGCTGCAGCATGCGTACAAGCGACCAGTCGAGCAATAGCGCGTTTTCGACGGCGTACCAGAGCGATTCAATGGCGTCCTGTGCGGCTTCCCCCGTCGCCGCCTCGACCATCGCCTTGACTTCGAGGCTGCATGTCGTGGTGAACTGCGGCATGCCGCGATTGAATGAGGATTTCGATTCGTGCGTGGTACGCACGATGACCGCAGGCAGCACGTCAGACGGCGCGGCCCAGTCGCCCGGCGAACGGATCAGGACCGGCCGGCCGGCGACCCGAAGCGCTGCGCGCTGCAGTGCGCCAAGCGCGGCGAGACGCACCTGACGACGCCCGAGCATCGGCAAAGGGCGGATACGTGCGCGGTCCACGGCTGGGGCGAGGAAAACTGGTCAAGTCGCGAGATTGAGCAGCAGGAAACACCACCCATGTCCATCCGTACGGACTTCGCGGACGACATAGGTCGTGTCACTGAGCGGCGCACCGGGCGCGGCCGGAATGAACAGCGTGTCGCCCTGGTGTGCAGTAACGGGAAGTGTTGCCACGCGAAAGCCGTAGCATGGGCGTGTCGTGGTGACGGGTACGCCGTCGACCACATCCACGTTCGTAAAGGCTTCGTCAAACACGCCGTTAAGCGCATGCGCGTTACCGCTTCCCGCGTAGAGCGTCGCGGGCTGGCCGAAGATGCCTTCGACGGGCGCGAGCACCAGGCTATCCCAGTCAATCATGGTGGGGACCGCTCAGGCGATTGGCGCGGCGCTGGCTGCGTCTGCCGGTTGTGCAGCCGTCGCGGATGGTTCTTCCGGCGTGATGCGCGTAGCGCCTGCCGTGGTCGCTTCGAACATGCGACCGGACAGCAGTACTTCGGGCCGCGTGCAAACGTACAGCGGGTACGCATACGCTTCCATCTTCCACCACATGCGCCGCAGCACATCGAAGATCGGCAGTACATACACGGGCCGTCCGGGTGTATTGACCCAATCGACGGTTTCGCCCGGCGCCATCGCTTCGCGGAATACACCGGGCGCGCCGACCGGGAAGAACTTCACCACGTCATCAGGAACCTTGATGGTCACGTTGTCGTCCGAGCCGCGATAGTTGAACCACGTAATGCCGGAGAACACGAACGCATCGAACGCGGCACCCTGCGAGTTGTCGCGCAGTGCGCGCGCATCGGACCAGTTCACGAACGTACGGATCACGTCCGGGTGATTGACGAACGCGTCATAGAAAGCATCGCCGCACATCGCGTAGACGCGCGTGGTCGGCGTGAATGCGCCCTGTGACTTGCGCGCCATCGTACGGATGATCGCGTTGCAGATCGGCCGCAACGGTGTGTTCGCCTTGCCTGCCTCGGTCGCGCCCAGATCGAACGGCGTTTCGGCGGCCTGCGGAATCTGGAATTCATCGAACCAGTTGTAGAGCACGCTGCCGTCCTTCGGATCGAGCACCAGACCCTGCAACGCGGCGAGCCTCAGGAATTCCTTCGTGTACTCGACGCTCGCGAGCAGCCCGGTCGGCCCTGACAGTCGCCGCGCAACTTCCGCCTCGACCTGCATCAGCACGGATTCCGTCCCGAACTCGCGGATGCCCTGTACTTCCTCGGCGTACACCGTGTCCGAGTGCATCAGGCGCGGCACGTCGAAATAGCGCATCTTGCGCCGTTCGGTCGTGCGCTGCGTGCCTTCCTCGCCGCGCTGGGAGAACGGGATCAGGATCAGCTTGCCGGTGCGTTCCTCGACCGCCAGCGCTTTTGTACGGATCGGATTGGGATCGAATACGCCCAGCTCGCCGAGGCCGACCGGCTGGTACGGGTTGCGCTGAACGGCGTCCGAGAGCGCAATTGCCGTGAACGGGTCCTGATGGAATACGTCGAGAATTTCGCCAGCCATGATGACGGCTCCCCAAAAGAAAAGACCGCCCCGGACCAGAGTCCGTGCGGCCTTGCGAGGAAGGAAAGGGGTACTAGCGCAGGAGGATGCCTGTGGCGCGCAACTGGTCGCCCGCGATCTGCATCTGGTACGGCGTCACGTCCGACGGCCAGACAAGCTCCGATGCGTTCACTTCTGCGTCGCGCACGATCGCGACGGCGGCGCGATCCATCTGCGTCGTATCGCGCGAGCCGAACAGCAGACCCGCCACGACTTCGGAGCCATCAGTCGCGGCGGGATTCCACGGCATCCAGATACCGGGTGTGCCGATATCGGACGGATCGGCATCAGCGAACGTGATCGCGAAGGTATCGCCCGCAGCGAAGCGCCTTGCGCCCTGTTCGATGACGAAGCTCAGGCCGCCGACGACGACCGGCGCCCCGGTCTGCTGCGCAGTCGCGCCCAGTTCATCGGGTCCGCTCACGTCGAACGTGTTGCGACTCGTGAAGGTGCAGACGTAGCGACCAGACGGCGACGAGCTGGCACGCAGCGGATCGGTGAGCCGCAGGACACCGTCGCCGGTGTTCTCGCGCTCCGGCGTGCCTGCGACGACCGACGCGGCCCCCGCATCGCCCCTTGCGTCATTGCCTGGCGGGGGTGGCGGAGGCAAGGCAAGGCGGCTGAGAATGGTCCCGGCCATGACATACACACCGCCCGTCAGGACGATGCCGTCGCGCGAGCGGTGGCCGTTCGCTTCGGAGACGAGAAAGCCGCCGTCATGCCAGTTCTCAAAGAGCGGCGGGACAGTAGGAGCGCCCATGATCGTGATCCCCTGTAATGGAACGGATGAAAAACCGGTACGCGCACTAGCGTTTGCGCGCATTCACCTTCGCGAATGCGTGGTCCCATGCCGACGCGATGGCCTGACGTGAGTTCATGCCCGGTGTACCTCCCGGGCCGACGCGCGGATTGCGCTCGACGCGTCCGCTATTGGCGGTCGGCGTGGCGGGTGTGCTTTCGAGTACTGCAAGCGCGGCACCGCGCGCGAGGCGCGTCCTGAACGCGAGATTGGCGGCCAGTACCGGATTGCGCGCGGCCGCGTGACTTGAAAAAATCGCGGCGCAGCGCGCCTGCTCGCGGCGGCGCGCCCGCGCCTCGACGGAACTGCCATGCATTTCCTCGTCGCCATCGTCCTGCGCGCGACCACGTCTGGCTTTGCCGCGCCGGCTGTCCCGTTCATCAGCATCGTCGGAGTCGTCGCGGCTGTCGCCGTCCCCGAGCTGGACGTCATCGCCATTGCCTTCGTCGTTGTCCTCGTCTTCGTCTTCTTCGTTGCCGTCGTCCTGTGCATCGTCGCCGTTGCGCGGCTCGTCGTCCTGTGCGCGCCGTGTGCGTGCATCGTTGTGTGCGCCATCCTCGCGGTCGCGCTCGGCGGGCCGGTCGCGTTCGTCATCCTCGACAAGCGGTGAGTCTTCATCGGCGCGTGTACGCGTCCCCACGCGCGCAAGATGCGCGAACGGTAGCGCGCGGGTCATGGCTGAAAGAGAGAATCCCATTTTGAAGACCTCCTGCGTATTCCTTCCTGTGTATTCCTGCTGGTTACTGCGTCGTGGCTGAAACTTCGAGCGCATCGAGTAGCGCGAGAAACGCCGCATCGGGCGACATGACGGCATCGGCAAATCCGGTCTCGACGCTCGCCGCGCCGAGAAAGGTCCCGGCCTGTGTATCGCGAACCTGCGCCACGGTCAGCCCGCGATTGCGTGCGACCGTCGCCACGAACAGTTCACCCACGCTGTCCACGTCTGCCATGATGCGTGCGTAGGCCTCGTCGGACAGCGGCCGGTATTCGCTGCCGTCAGCCTTGCGCTCGCCGTAGGTAATGAGCGTGACCGTCAGGCCCGCATCGGTGAGCGCTTTCGAAAAATCAACATGCGCGACGATCACGCCGACGCTACCTGTCCCGCCTGTGCGCGGCACGATCACGCGATCACAGGCTGAGGCGAGCGCGTACGCCGCGGAAAATGCGCATTCGGTGAGGATCGCGTACAGCGGCTTGATGCCGCGCGAAGCGAAAATGGCGTCGGTCAGGTCGAAGCACCCGGCGACTTCGCCGCCGGGGCTGTCCACGTCGAGCACCACGGCGCGCACCGCGTCATCAGCGAGCGCCGTCGCAAGGTTCGCGCGGATGCCGTCATAGCCGGTCATGCCCGAGTACGGATGCAGCGTGCCAAGCTTCTGCACCAGCGTGCCCTGAACGGGAATGACAGCGATACCCCGGATGACTTCATAGGCCCGGTCGTCCGCAGGCTCGCCCGCTTCATAGTCACCGTCGAACGCGAGCGCTTCACCATTGGTACGAAAGAGGCGCGTGAGACCGAAACGATCCGCGAGCGCGGCCATGATGATTTCGATCTTGCCCGGCGCAATGGCGAGCGGCACATTAAAAAGGCGCGTCGCCAAGTGCGGATAGTTCACGACCATCGTGCGCGCCTCGGCATTTCGGAGTTGTCTGAGGTCTGCGCTCGGCATACACGCCTAGCATTGCCCCGGTCGCTGCCAGCAATTCCCCTTGCGCGCAGTGACCGGTGGGCTGGATACCTCATCAGCCCCTTGTGCGCGCCATGACTGGCGCGCTTTTTTTGGGTTCTTCGCGGAATTCCGGGGAGAGAGACGGCTACCGACCCCAAAGAGACGTTCGCCTCCTCGATCGGCAGCCGTCCGTTCCCAAAGTGGTTCGGTCATCGAAGCCGGCTTCTCGGGGATGGCAGTCAGGCCAAACGGGCGGTTCATTTTAATCTGCGCTGCAGTCGTTTCGTAATGTCTGTTTTCATCGAGCCGGAACGGTCGGTCCCGCGGGAAATGGTTGTTCGAAGCTGAACCGTCGTGAGAGCCGGGCCGGTGGCTTTATGAGGACGGTGGAATCGCCAATGCGAACGCAGGGGCCTGAAGGCAAATAGGCGCTTGGCGGCAATCGCTGCCTTGAATCTGCGCATGGCGGGTGCCAAACTGAGTTCAGGGGCAGGTGTCCGTAGGTGCGGAGGTCGCATGTGGGACGCAATCAGAGCGTTATTTCAAAACACGTCTGCCTTGGTCGTGGTCGCGCTCACTGCGATTGTTTTCTTGGTGCTCGCTGCTTTGGGAATGTTCCGGGTGGAAATCACTCCGACGGGTTGGAGAGTTTGCCTGCCGTGCACACCCACTTCAGACGAAAATGCGGCTTCATCGCCCTACCAACCACCTGACCACCCGGGCAAGCCCGGTCGCGATGCTGTGGAGCGCCAGTCTGTTGAAAAGCAAGCTGCTTCCGATACAAAAGCAAGTGGCGTTGAGATACCAACGGCTTCCAGCTCTCAAGGGAGCACGGCGAGTCGCCGTATGTCGCCTGTGTTGGCGAATATTCTTCGAGTACCGATTCATACAAGTCTTACGGACGGACTGAGGCGGGTGCCATCAGCGAAGGTTATAACTGCTCCTGGAAAGACCCCATACCTCAAATACGAGCAAAGCTTGTTCAGCTTCGACCAAGCATTTATTTTAGAAACGTTGTCCCGCGACGATATTACAATGCAAGCTTCGTTTGAGAACGAGGGCAGTTATACACACAACTATGGCACCGCATACTCGGACAGCGTCGCCGAATATCAAGGAGATATGGAAAATACTGAAAGATACTGCTTCGGAAGCGGATTCGAGGATTACGTAAATGGCGTGATTCGCGTTTTCGGGACACCCTCCAATGTTTCCGAGGACAAAGTCTCGATCAACGATGTGGCCAAAGATTTCATAATCTACGATCAACAATTTTGCAAAACCGACCAAGTCGGCTGCCTCGACCCCGAAGGATCAATCACCCGAAAATCGTATACGTTCAATCATTTGCCTGACGCTAGTTTTGATTTGGTCATTGACAAAAAAGTCATAACGAGGAAAGTTCAAACAAACTACATTAACGTCCGGCAAGTGGAAACCACATGTACTTATAAAGGTCTATTTAAGCCAAAATAAGCGCAAGTGAAATAAAGGATGGTGCGCCCACTCGACACAATCTCCAGGTCAACACCCTCAGCGACGAGCTGAATCGCTTGGTCCCGCACCCGCACCAGAACATCGTACGGCTGCCCCCAGGCCCAAGCCTACTATGAGCGCGCTATAACGGTCGAAACAGGCAAAGCTCGACAGCGTCCGGCTCATCACAAGCCCTATGCAGACGGTCGGCCGCATCGCCACGAAGTTTTCGGCAACGGCTCGGTCCCCCGCCGCTTATATGAGCAACACCCATGGATCACTGCCAAGTTCGCTGAGATGAAGCCACTGTGTGATCGCCATGGTTTTCCTGAATCAAACATAAACGGCCAAACTATTATCAGTACCCTTTCCGAAGGACTGTACCCGCATAGGCACAAACCATGGAGCAAGCATACCCAGCAGAGGGGTTCTTTGATCTGACCGCACTGGACCTATTCCAAATGGCCTACTTTTCCGCACAACTGATGTTTGGCGCCCGGGCGTCCGCTAGCAAGGAATTAGCGACGCTCGAACGTCGCCATTGCGACCTCGCCCACTGACCGCAGATGGCCGACCTCCGCCCCACGGCGATCGGCCCTTCGCGACCCACTTCTGCCGCTCGATCCAACGCCGTAGTAATGGCGGCTTCCAAGCTACAATCGCCATTCGAATCGACTACATCGGCTGGCAGTTGAACCGCCGCGCTATCCAAGGGGGAGCAGAATGAATTGCATCATAACTACGGTGCATGGAACATTTGCTTCGCAGGCAAAGTGGCCGCTACCTAGCTCAAAGCTATCGAAGTACTTGGCGGAAAATCTACCATGCGCCGTTGAAATCCGACCATTTCGATGGTCAGGTCGAAACAGCTTTTCAGCAAGAGAGATGGCTGCACATCAGTTGCGCGAACACATAGGTGCCATTTCCAAAGAAAACCCCGAAGCCCTTCAGATCGTAATCGCTCATAGTCACGGCGGCAACATTGCGCTTCTGGCATCGAATCACGAGTCGATTAAAGACAAAGTGAAAGGGATCGTTTGCCTGTCAACGCCGTTTCTCCAAGCTTGGCCAAGACCGGTAGGCAGGGCGAAAATCTTGAGTGCGAGCAGTGGAATTGTGATTTCCCTAGGCAATATCGCGTATTTTGTAATGAAGTATTTTTCATTGCCATCTTGGTTCATTGTGACTTCGACTTCGTTGCTGGCATTTCCGTTATTTTTTATTTTTGGTATATTCGCACTTCGCATCGCAGGAGAGAAGCCTTGTACATTGCCAACTTTTTCTGCAGAGCGAATGCTTATAATTCGCGCCGCTGGCGATGAGGCGTCGGCTGTGATGGGGGCTGCGACGCTGTTTGCGACATTAGTCATGCGAATTTGGTCATTCATGGCGCAAGGGGCCGCACACTGGCTCGATATGTTCGACATTGGCCGAAAGCATAACTTAGGCGATATCGGCAAAAAATTAGAAAATGAAAATCAAAAAGACGGCGCTTTATACAAAATACGCGGACACGTAACTGCGATTTATTCGATAATATTACTTGTGGCGTGCATTGTGAATTTCGTGCGCCCAACGTGGATAGGTACTCGTCAATTCATTGCCATTGCTGGCGGAGCATTCGCGGTGGCGGTATCATACGGATGGAAAAACGTGATCGGGCCGATTATTCTATATCCGATTCTGTATCTGCTTTGGTGGGTTTCCTGCATTGCGACCATTCCAGTTCTTATGATGCTCAGCTTACTGGCCATGCTTTTTGGGCCGTCTATCGCGATACGCCATTTATTTTGGGTTGTGAGTGCGGAGCCTACGCCGCCCGGATTTTGGGCCGTTGTGCAATTGAATCCGGAAGGTATTCCGCATAGCGAAAACAATCTCATGCATAGCACGCTATACGATGATATTCGAGCACACGCAGTTATCGCACGCTGGATAAATGTTTTGCTGGAGATTTAATCTCATTAAATGGAAATTAATTGATTTAATCGTTTGATTGTCGACCCTGATGTTCGCGTGTTCCCAATATTAAGTTTTTCGGATATATTGCAGGTTTCGTAAGGCAGTACTTTTAAGAAACTTAGTAATTCAAAGAGCCGCCAACCTACCCTTGCTTTGTGAGCGACGAATGACTGATATCGGAATTCAACCGCCTCTTCAATGTCGCAATCTTCATGACGGCGACTGTCGGAAACTGGCCGGCCTCTGCCCCTCGGTGATCGGCCGTACCCGACCCTGATGCGCCATTCAAAGTCCCACTTTAGGAGACTGGTATGCAGCCGGAAGATGCCACCCCGCCGGGCAGCCTTCGACAACCAGCCGAAGCCGCCTGTCATCAGTGCGGCGTGATGTCGCCTAGCACCCGGCCATGAGGACGCGTTGTGGGACAATCCAGTTCGGCAACCACCAGTCTGGAGGGCGAACGCCATGGACTCGTCATACATCAAACTGACAACCCCAATCGTCGACAGCCGGTCAGCGCTGTGGTTCTCCGCGTATGGCTTCGGGTGGGGATACTGCGCCTTCGAACTCAGACCGGAGGTTGTTTGCGAATACCTCGGAGCGGCAGACGACAGCCAGAAGCAGTTGCTGCTCGCGTTTCAGTTGGGAAAGCAAAAGTTAGTGGGAGTTGCGGAACGCAAAATACCTCCATCGAGCGGAGAGCGCATCGCGATTACTGGCCAGGATCTTTAAGCCGCGCTGCAGCAGTGCACACGACCGGCCGGTTCGGTCTAAGCACCCGTCATTCGCGCATGAAGTCGGAGTGACCGGACCTGGCCGACTCGAGCCAGTAACCCATCCTCCACGTAAATCCGCGAAGAACCTTTTTTTGCGCTGCGCCACCATCGAGCGCCCCGGCATTTCGGATTTGTCCGAGGCCCGCATCGGGCACACACGCCTAGCATTGAAGCATCGCCCCTCAGTACGTCCTCCGCTCACTTGGGGCGATAGGGTTGGCATGCAGTACAAAGCCCTTTTCACGGCGCGTCCTTGTGGCGCGCTATTTTTTGCGTCCCTTCATTTGGCCTTCGCGGCACCGTTGGGCGTGTCGCCACCCGGAAACCTGCAATTCAACAAAGCTGGCTTCTCTTTCCACCGACCTCGATATCCGGGGGCATCTATCTTTCGGACTGAACCTATTCAAATTTGAGACAGGGAGACCTATCCTGTATTCGAATTTATACGGAGATAGTCATGAGCCCCATTACCCTGATTGAAGCTACGCACCTCTACAGCCGCGCAGGCGTTGCACGCCATAGCCATTTCCGCCTGAATCCCCTGCGCCTGATTGCGCTCGTACGCAAGCTGTTCGCCGCGCGTCGCCAGTCCTGAACACGGCGCCCGGCTATCAACGCGGCCGGATACTATCGCGGAACTGGTGCTGCTTCGGATTTCGCCGCTTCTGCGGCCGCCACGCTGCCGGCCCAGCCGGGCAACTCGAGGCCCAGTTCCTTCATCAGCCGGATTTCGTTCGCGCGCTGGTGAAGTACTTCCTCGTAATCGAGACCCTGTTCAGCGCATTCGCGCTTGAGCGTGGAAAGTGCCGCGTCCATGCCCATGACAGCGCCGGCCTTTTCCTTGGTCGGATCAATCCAGCCACGCGCCACACCCATCCACGAACAGCGCGCGTACGCGGCGCGCGCCTCGATATACGGCGGCGCACCGGCCGGCAGCGGCAGTTCGCCCCGGTCCATCGCTTCCCACAGCCACGCGCCGTAGAACGGTGACGCGAAGTTCAGGCAGAACTCGTCGCGCCGCCGCGTGAGGGTCTTCCAGGCTTCGAGCAGCGCCGCACGCGCGCTGCTGTAATTCGTCTTGCTCCAGTCCTGCGAAAGCTGCTCGGCACTGAGCCCCAGCACCGCTGCAATCACGCGCTGCATTTCGTGCGCGAAGGTCTCGAAGTTGCCATGCGGGTGCGCGGCCGAGACGCTTTCGAGTGATTCGCCAGGTGCGAGCGTAGGAATACGCGCGCCGTTGAGCATGGCGGGACGCTCGTCGGCCCACCGCGCACGCAATGCCTGATACAGCGGCAATTCCTCGCCTTCGCCCGCGCCGAGCGCGTCCTGCACCAGCGCCGGATCGTAGGGCGACGTAACGTACGTGCCGAACGTCGCGGCAATGGTCGCGGCCTGTAGCTCGACGCCGTAATACCGCGCGAGCATGCGCGCGTGCAGCAGGACCGGCGTGAATACGCCAAGTCCCCGATGCTGGCCCGCCCGGTCGCGGTCATAGTCGTGCAGCACGCGCAGCCAGCCGTCCTCGTCGCAGCGCTCGATACGCTCCCAGGTGTTCGCCTCGACGGCGAGATACCAGTCGTTCTGGTGCGCCTCGCGGATGTGATACGCGAGCGGTACGCCGTAGTCGTCAATCTCGACGCCGCCGCGCAGGTAGCGCGAATCGATGGCCTGATACGGATTGCTCAGGCGGTCGGGATCGAGCAGCAGCAACGCGGTCGCGTAGTCCGCGCCGCCATAGCCGACGCGTTCGGGTAGCCAGTAGATGAGACCCAGCCCCTCGCCATCGACCAGCTTGTGACGCATTGCGAGCCGGAACTGCTGACCGAGCGTAAGCTGTCGCGCCACGTCGTTGTAGTGCGCGGGGTTCTCAGCATAGCCGCGCCAGAGTGCTTCCGCCGTACGTCTGAATTCATCGGCCCAGGTCGCGTCAAAGGCGCTGATACCGGTACGCAATGCCAGCGCGCGGTAATCGGGATTCGCCGACAGCAGCAGGTTGGTGCCGATGGTGTTATCGAGAATGCGGGTAACACCGCCATTGATCCAGCCATCATTACGAAAGAGGTCGCGCGAGCGCGCGACCATCCAGTCCCGGAAGAGATTGATCTCCGAGTCGGGAGACCGTATCCACGGCAACCAGTTGCCCATCTCCTGGGCAAACCAGTCCGCGGCGTCGTACGGGAACTGGTAGCCCGGCAACCCGAGGCCGCTGCCCGGCGAGGCCAGCACGCGTCCCGGTTCCGACATGTGCGCGCCGACCGTGCCGCCGCGTCCCGCGACCGGTTCGGGGATCGGCTGGCCGCTTTCGTCAACGATGACGCCCATTGCTGGCTCAGAAGTACGGCGTGACCGGACGGCGGCGGTTGCGGCAGAGTCCGCGCAGTGCATCGATCTGTGTCTGTACGCCGATGATGGCCTGCACCAGATCGGCGATATTGGTCTGCGTGTACGCGACGGAGCGGCTACCGTCTGCCTGTGCGTACGACGCGGACTGCGCCTTTGTGCCCGACACCAGCGCGAGATACGCCTGCTGCATGCTCGCAAGCTGCCTTTCGAGCGCACCGAGCGTCATCCCGTCCAGGATGCTCAGGCGGCGACAGGGCATGGCAGCTTAGACGTGCGATTCAGGCAAGACGCTGAACGAGCGATGTCCGCATTCGGGCAGTGGCCGGATACGGGCGGTGCGGCGTCGGCGGCACGTCAGGCGGCGGCGTCCATGCCTGTACTGCGTCGGCGCGGCGGTTCAGTTGCAGGCCGAAGAACAGCAGACCGCACAGCGCGCCATACGCATACACCCGACAGTCAAGCGCCTCATTGGCCCGGCCCGGTGGCAGTTCCCACACCCGATAACGTCTGCCGCCCGACTCCTTGATCACGATGCGCTCAGCGGTCAGTTGCGCGTAATAGCCAATGTCACGGTCGGCGGGGAAATGCATGTAACCTGGTCCCGGTGTATCGAGCAGCAGCCGCTGCCGGATCGTGTCTTTCGCGGCGTTCACGCCGAGCAGGATCGGGCGATAGGTCTTCTTCGTGCGCGACGTGGGGCGCTTTGACGGCCACACCGGATTGCGCTCGCCGCCGCGTGCCGATTCGCCCTTGACCGCCCAGATACGGCGGCCGATTCGCGCCGCGCAGAACTGGTAGACCGCCTGCGTGTGATGCCCGCCCGAATCGATGCACGCCGCCATGATCTCGAAGGGACGACCGTCGGCGCGATGCCACAGGCGTCTAAGATACGTGTCGATGCGCGCCTGCGTGCGCGCGTCCGAAAACTCGCCCTCGATGATTTCGTAGTCGATTGACCAGCTTTCCTCGTTGCGGCCCCAGCCCACGACTTCAAGCTCAACGCGGTAATCCTGCACGTCCGCGCCCACGACCAGCACGGCGACACCATCGGGCACTTCAGCCGCCCATATCTCACCGCGAGCGACGACTGCTTCAGCGGAGAGCGCGCGACCGGTACGCGGACGGTACGGGAGTCCCATCTGTGTATTCCACCAGGCTTGCAGCCGTTCCTCGTCGCCCTGCGCGTCGATCCAGCGCGCCGCGATATCGGCGGGTCGGTCGCGCGTCCACGGGCTCAGGAGCTTCGACGCCTGGAATCCGGCATGCGCGTTATCGACACTCCACGCGCCGCAGGTCGGACACTTCGCGCGATAGACAGCATGACGCTCCGATTCCCACCAGTCCCAGACGGCACGCACACAGGCAGACTCGCCGCCGGGCTCCTGGATTTCCCCACCGTTGCGCCACGCACGCTCATAGGCGTCAAGCGGCGCGTGGCGCGCACCGCAGCATTCGAACACCCGCGTCTGATGCCAGCGTATGGACTGCAAGGCGGTAAGCCGTTCCGACTCGGACCAGCCCGCGCCGCACGACTCGCAGTACACGCGCGCGGTCTTCGTGCGATGGCCGGTCACGTTGCCCTTGTCGTCCTTGCGCTTCTCCCACTCGACATGGCGGAAGAATTCCAGGAACTGACGGTGCCCGCAATGCGGACAGGCCACGCTCGCGCGACGCTGGTCCGACCCGCCGTAACTGGCTTCGATGCGGCTTTCCTCGGTGACAGTCGGTGAACAGGTTCGCACGGACAGCCAGTTCGCGAACGTGGCGACGCGTTCCTCGGCGAGCGCGATTGGGTCGCCCTCGCGCGTGACCGGGTACTTGTCGATTTCGTCCGCAAGAACGAGCCGGATCGGGCGGCGCGCGAGGTTATCGGGACTGCCCGCGCCCGCGAGCGCGAGGAAGCCGCCCGGAAACGACTTGAACAGCAGCGTTTCCTCGGCGTTGCGCGTTGTGGTCGTGCCGACACGTTCACGCAATACGGGCGTGACCCGCACCAGTGGCGTAATGCGTTCCTTGCTGAACTGTTCGGCCGCGGCTTCCTTCGGTTCGAGCAGCAGCATCGGGCACGGATCGAGATGCGCAAAGTAGCCGAAGATGTTCTCGATCAGCGACGTCTTGAACAACTGCGTGTTCACCATCGCGGTGATGACATGCACGCCCGGCTCGGTCACTGCGAGCATTGGCCCGCGTGCTGCTTCGACGGTCCCGGTCGACCAGCGGCCCGACAGGCTGCCCGATTCCTTCGCGAGTCGCCGGTACTGGTCAGCCCACTGCGGAACGCTCAGACGTGGCGGCGGGGTCCACCCGCTGCGACCGACACGTCGAAGATCATCGGCCTTGTTCCGTGTCGAAGCGCGGTTCAGGCTCCCCGAGGTCGGCAAGCTGCTGATGGACATGCGCCGCCAGTGTGTTCGTTAGCCGGTCAATGTCGTCCAGACCGAAGGCCATTGCGATGAACGGCGCGACCTTCGCGGGCCACGCAAGCCACGCGTCGCGCTGCTCCCGGCACAGTTCGAACACGACGCCTCGTGCGACGGCCAGCTCAACCAGTGCGCCGGATTTCTGTTCGTATTCGAGGCGGCGCAGCAGCGCCGTCCAGTTCTCTTTCAGGCGCAGCGCTTCGCCGTACGCGAGGCCCTTTGCACTTCCGGCTGACTGCAAACTCTCCTTTGCAGGTGCCTTTGCGCTTTCGTCAGGCCGCTCGCTCGCGCGCCAGCGGGTACCGACGAGCGCCGCGTCCATCAGGCCGTCTGCGCGCTTCGCTAGCCGTCCCTGTTTCAGCGCCTGATGCACAAGCGTGTCCGAAACGTGCTCGCGCCGCGCGAACTCGCGGATTGAAATGCCGTCAGCCACGGTGCAAAGACTTTTTGAAACGTGTAGCTACAGAAAGAACGGGGTCGCGCAATTTGCCCCTATTTTTCGCCCGCATCCAGGACCCGTCCGGCATATTGAATGATGAAAACCGGGCCGACCAGCGTCCGCGAACCAGCCACGTCTAGGGATTCACCTGTTCGGACGGCTTGAGAATTGTCTTTTGCGCACCACTGTTGTGCTAAGGGGCAGCCATGGTGCTGGAACCGTTGGCGCCGCCGCCACACTCTGGATTTGCCTAATAGGCAAGCCGTTGGCCGCGGACAAATATACTTGTATTTCCGGTGAAAACCCGGCGAAATACGTGCAGACAATGCGTCGACTGGTGTTGTTCATCGTGTATTTCATGTCTTAAGATGCTTAGCGTACATACATGGACCAACTCTGCTGAAAATCGATCAAGCAGGATCGTCACTTGCTTAGAAAGGTTCGAGCAGAGGTCTTGAGGGCTACGCAGATGTGCAGAGAGTTCGTTCGTTTTGCCAATCCTGATCCTGTCGTCAAGGACGAAGTGCATCATTTCGGTCCAGGGCATATCATCTTTGATTTCAACTGTCCCGGTGGACCCGTCAAAACGCTGTCCATCGCGGGTTTGGATGTGAAGGACGACGCACTGATAGCAGTAATCGAGGCCAAGGCTGTTCGCTGCGTGAATAGCCTGTGTGATCCTGGAGGATAACAGCCATGAATGCAGGGAATTCGAAGTACCGCGACGCCTTAGAACGTGGGGAGCGCGAGAGCCTTTGTTACGCGACCAAGGTACATGTCGACGGCCGAAGCGTGGTTTTAAAACTGGTTTCGGGGGAACAAGTAACGTTTCCGGTCGACTTGGCGCCCAGTCTCAGCGACGCACCGCAGAGCACTATCGAGTCAGCTACGCTGGTTTTCGGTGGAGCGGGGTTGCGATTTGGAGAAGCAGGCGATCTGACGTTTTACGTCCCATCGCTAGCGGTCGGCAACTATGGCGTGAAAGCATAGCCTCCGGTCTCCTTCTGGAGGCAAGCGCTCTTGCTTGGGGAATCGTCTGGCGCCCGGCGGTTTGCCAGTGACCCGGTGCCTGACAGCGACGTGAGCGACTATAGATGCGTTCAAAAGAAGGCTTCATTGCGCTTGTTGTCGTATGTTACGTTTTCGCGGTCCTCGTGTGGCTTGTCGTCGCTGTCCTTTACTTCTTACACCGACCTGGCACTGATTGGAACATCGTTTCGGCGGTTGCCAGCGCGGCGGGCGCACTCGCGACAGCGATTGCCGCGTGTGCTACGGCGACAGGAGCGTTCGGGGCATTCAAGGCGGTCAGCGTCGCTCTTGCAGAGGCGGGGACACAAGACCGCCTACGACTAGAATTGGAAAAGCGTCGGGCCCATCTCGTAGCTGTAGCAATGGCCCCTATGCTCTCACAAATGCTAGTTGACGCATCAGCCCTGAGGGGAGAGTTGCCCACAGCTCAAGCTAATCTTGCCACTCCGTCGGGTACCAGAAACAAGACATATGAGAGGCACTTGAGAATCTTGATGTCAGCATTGACCTCGAGGGTCACGCCCGGTGACATTGCTGACCTCGCCGCGGTCTCACCGGCGTGCGCGGACAGCCTTGCCAAGGCAGTCAGCTTGATTCGTATTTTGGAGAATGAGATTGTTCTTAAGTGTCTCAACTTCATGGATCAACGTCACCGATCCGGTGAGCGTTTCAAACCGTATCAGCAGCAGTGGTCCCACTTAGCTGAAGAATTGATTGCTTCCGTCAGGCAGGCCGAGACGGAGTGCCGTCGCATTCTCCTGAAACAGACACCTAAAAATTCCGCTCAGAGCCAGACGAAGTGAAGTGGCGACCGCCATGTGCCGAATGCATGTGTCTGATCGATCCCGGAAAAAGGCAGGTGTCCGTTAGGTCGATCGCTGCCGACCCAGTCCAAACAATCATCGCGCCGATGCTATGGCCCGCGCGAGTTCGCGCCCGAAAACGCGGTTCAAGTTCGCCAGTACGACCGCCTCTGTGCGCTCGCCAAACCTCAGCCGCTTCTTCGTTTCAACCGGCGCGCGAAACTCAACCAGCAAACGAAGGCGGCCGGTCGTGTTGACGTCCGCTGCGAGCGCGTGTCTTCCACGGAGCTTTTTACGCTGTCGGACACTCTTTGAAATATCGGTCGCACCCTCGCGCAGAAACGGGCGCTGCCATACACCGTAGATAGTGCCGTGCTTGGTCTTGACCGGCCCCATGAACACGTCAGGCCGTCCCATGTACTTGCGGATGGCGTTGCGTGGCAAGTTGCCATACTGGTTCGCCGATGCGCCGACCGGAACGAGGTTCGCCGGCTTCGCGCCAAGATACTGCAAGCCGCCGAATTCATAAGGGGCAAGATACTGCGCGGCGCGGTCACGGATATAGACGCGCGCAACGGGACGTCCCTTTCGGGCAGCCTGAACCGCAACGGAGTTGACGGTAAAGGGCGTCGGGTTGTCGAAAACTTGCGGTAGTGCGTTCTTTTCGGCGTCGGCGGCGAGCTTCGCCAGTTCTGTGACCGTACGTGCTTCGGCAAAGGGCAATTGCCGATAAGCCAGCGCTGAGAGCTTGCGCGACACGGCCTCAATGTTCGAGCTGATCGATAGTTCAAGCATGAGTACTTACGCCGTCATGACGGAATCCACGCGCGTCCGAAAGCCTCTTTTGCAAGCCGCTTTCCGACCCGCTCAGGCATGCCGGAACGGTCGGCCAACCGATCCACTTCTTCCGCTTCCATGCCGAGGCCGCGTTCGACCTGCGCGACCGGTACGCCTGCCTCAAGGATCGTGCGGACAATCCCGGCCATCGGGATAACGGCATGAGTGCCGCGCGCGCGATTGTGACGGATGGTGGACATCATCCGGTGTACCGGATCGGCTTCAATCTCTGCAGCCGGCACGAAGCCGCCGTACCGCTCGCGGATACGAGCATCGTCCGACACCAGCCAGCGATGAAAGCCATCAATCAGCAGATAACCGCTGCCGTCCCTGAGCACAACCAGCGGCTGTGTGAAGCCGTCCTCTAGGATCGAGAGAACCAGCAGTTCAAGTTCGGGCGGCGCAACCCGGTTGGGGTTGTAGTCGTTCGCCCGCACGCAATCGCGATGTACCCACTTCACGCGTGAGACGGCAGCGCGTTCAATAGCGCCGCGCACGTCATCCGGCAGCGGCGAAGCGGACTCAATAGCGGGTACCGTCATTGTCGGTTTCCATTGCAAGCAGTTCTTCGAGCGTCAGCCCCCGCCGCTTCTGCTCGGCTCCAGCCAGCGTGACCAGCCCGCCGGCCTTGCGGTTCTTGAAGTCACCCTTGAGCGCGATCTGCGCGAGCGCGCGCCAGGACACGCCGCTCATCGGGTCGGCTCTTGTGTCGTCAATGGGCCGCTTCGTCTTGCGCTGATGCGTTTCGACGGCACGTCGCAGTGAGAGCGCGACGCGTGAGCGCCACGGCTCATCGTACAGATTGATGATCCGCCAGGTCCATTCCCGCCATGTCAGTCCTACTGGCGGCTCGCGCAGGTGCGTACCGTAAAGCTCGGTCAGCGCGTAGCGCGCGGCTGTTGCGGCACCCGGTACGCGCGCCGTCATCCGGTGCCACAGGTCGGGATAGCAGATCGCCCACGTATGCAGCAGGTTGAGCGGTTCTTCGCCGAACGGCGGGCAGACGCGCTGTTGGGCATGCGCCAGTCCCATCGCTTCAAAGCGGTCATAGGTGTGGTTGTAGTCCCATCCGAAGCACGACGGCGCGACCCATACGTCTTCGAATCGCCAGTCGTATATCGGATCGCACAACCAGACGTTGCGCGCGTTGGGGCTCTGATGAATGTAGTTATCGACGCGCGTCCGCATTGTCATCCGTAACCGGCGCAATGATTCCTGGGTGCGGATGCCGCGCAGCATCGCGACTGTCTGCGACTGGCCCGCGAATGGCAAGTGGCTACAATCGGGGATCATCATTCCCCTGGCAAAACCCGGCATCGTCGCCTCAGCGCAGGACGGCATCCGGCGCACCCACAGGTCGCGCTCATCGGGGTTCCAGCAGTACCAGTACGGCTGCTGCCGCGAACAGGCGTTGCGATGCTTGATGGGCACGCAATACCAGGTGAGCGCGATATCGGGCTGGGCGCGCACGCGCCCTACATAGTCCTCGGTGTCGGGCGATATGCACTCCTCGTCATAGAAGTGAACCTCGAGCGGCAGGCGTCCGGTTTCGCGCGCGACCGAGAGCGCAAGATGCAACACGACGGTCGAATCCTTCCCGCCCGAGAACGAGACGACGATCCGGTCGAACCGGCTGTACAGATGCCGGATACGTTCCAGCGCCGCATCGTGAACAGTATCGTCCACATAATGCCGGTCCAGCGTCACACGCGCCTTGCCGCTCATGAGCGTTCCAGTGTCGCGTCGCCGGTCGTGCGGATCGCGGCGAGGTTGCGCGCTGATACGCCGTCCACGATGGTCCGGTTAATCATCGGGTGATCGTCGTCGGTAGGCCCGCAATCGGAATCCGGGTGATACGCGAGCACGCGCATTTCGTCGCCCCGGTCGGTGGCGAAGTGATGACGCCCGTTCGCATGAATGCAGAAAATCATTCCCGCTTCGAGCGCGATCCGGGCATCAGCGCCCGCATTACGTGCGACGCACGTCCCGCGCCCTGAGAGAACGAGTCCAAGCCGGTCCGATGGATGCGTGTGTGCGGTCTGGAAAACGCCTGCGGGGAAGTACAGCAGGTTCAGACAGGGATCGCCGCGGCGAACCGGCTGAACCAGCGTGGTATCACTGCACTGGTCGATATAGCGCAGGCGGCCCCGGTGTTCGACGGGACCGCCGATCATGAACAGGCCGCGCCAGCCAGCGCGCCGCATGATGACTCCGCGGCTGCTCCGTGCAGACAGCGTGAACCGGCCCGGGACGCAGAAGTACTGGCCGGCGTGCAGCATCCACGCATGGCCGTTGTGCTGCAGGCGCGCTGCCCCCTCATGCACGTAGCCGAAATGGGTCGCCTGCGGCTCAGTCATAGCGAGGTCCTCTGTCCACGCCTGCAATGCGTGAGCCAGATAGCCATGCTGCCAGCCGTAAGCTGTGAAGGCGTGAGTTGGCGCGTGTGCGGTCATGGGTTCAACCATTCGCGAGCGATCAGTACCAGCGCCGCGCCGCTATCGGCTGCGCCGCGCGTCCTCGCGTGGGCAATGGCGTCAAACAGAATCTGACGGTCTGCTACCCGGACCATGCAGGAAAAGACGGCGAGCGAACCGCCTGCATCGCTCACGGCCGAAACACCCTCAGGGCTGACGGTAGCGTCGGCGGCTGTACTGACAGGAGCCCGATCGTGCGTATCGGCGTTCGCGCCTGCGAAACCGAATTCCGTCAGGTCTGCGGCATCGGCGTCCTGTGCGGCGTGATCGAGCCGGAGCCTGTCTGTATCGTCAGTCAACCGCGCAAGATCAGCGTCGGAGAAACCGAGCAGATCCGGCTCGAAGCCCTCAGCGGTGAGTGCCTGAAGCTCCTGCGCGAGCAGTTCCGTGTCCCATGATGCGTTAAGTGCGAGCTTGTTGTCCGCAATCCGGTAGGCGCGCTTCTGGGCCTCGCTCCATCCCCGCGCCACGATTACGGGCGCATCGTCCAGCCCGATCTGGCGCGCGGCGAGCAGACGTCCGTGTCCGGCGATGACCTCCCCGGCGTCGTCTACCAGTACGGGAATCGTCCAGCCAAATTCACGCAGTGAGCCTGCAAGGCTCTCCACCTGCTCCGGTGGATGGCTACGCGCGTTGCGCGTCGCAAGCTGCAGCCGCTCAAGCGGCCAGCGCTCCACGCTGTCGGCAGGCCAGGGCGGTTGTTTCTTCATTCGTGACGTCTGATGCGGATTCGTCGCGTACGATCCCCGCTTCGCGCAGGAGCGCATCGATGCGCCCGAACGCTGCGTCGAACTCACCGCTTTTCTGCCGCGTCCCGCTCAGCGTCGCACCGAGAATCGCGGAATGTTCAGCAACGGTCTGCCGGTGCACGCCGCAGCGCTGCGCGAGGCTGACCTGTGTCTCGCCGGTATGGGTGAGGATGTTGGCGACCAGCGCGGAACGCAAACGGATATTCGGGACGTGCCCGGTGAAGAGCGGCGCAGTGTGCGCGACGATCTGAGCGAGCGCGCCCGACCATTCGGGATTGGGATAGTGCCCCGCGCAGCAGGGACGATGGCACGCGCAGGTTATGTTTTGGGGTGCGTAGCTGACTACGAGCAGCGCGCGCTGCAAATCCGTCAATCGGTCCAGCCGGTAACGGATACGCGCGGCCTGCGCGGTGGCATCGGTGCCGGTCAGTACGTCATCGCCGGGAGCCGACTGGTGTAGCGCCGAGAGAGAGGAAGCGCCTCCACGCAGAACCGCGTGCGAAAGCGCGTCACGCAGCGCTGCTGCTGCGCCGCAATAGGTGTCTTTCATGGGCAAGCCGTGTGGGAAAACCGAGCGCGCAAACGAAAAAAACCCGCTCGAGGCGGGTTCCGGGTGCAGTTCGGCGACTACTAATCTTTGCGTATATTCGACTGTTTTTGCCGGTTGTCAAGAAATTTCAATCCGGCCCACCAGCGCGCCTGGCGTCAGGAACGCTCAGGCTTGCGCTCGGCGGGCCTGGACTGGTGCGCCAGATCGCTAGTCGATAGCCCTCAGGATGAGCGAGTTCTCGTCATGCTCGCATGCGTACTCGCGTAGCGCGTAATACCGGTCAACCAGGTCGTCATAGTCGCCGCCCTGATCGTGGATCGTCCATATCAGCCGGTTGAGTACGAAAAGACTGATTGTGATTCCGGCCGCGTCAGCGCTCATTGCTCCGTCGAACTGATTGCCTTCTATTCTCAGTGTCAGCCGTTCGGGCGCGCAGGGCGCAAGATAGAAACTGCCGTTCGATAGCTCGTAAAAATTCCAGGCCCCGTGCGCATACTCTGGCGACAGCTTGCCCGCGTAGGAGTACATCAGGTTCTCTGCAACAGGCCATAAAAATCTGCCAATCATTTTCGGGAGAAACCTCAGGCGACGACTCTCAGGGACCAGCTTCGCAACGATTCCGCTCGGCTTTTTCCTCGCCATCTCACGCCCCCTTGAAAGCGACGACAGGGGCCTGCACGACGCGCGCCAGGGGAACGATCGACGTGAGCACGTCGGCGAGCGCCTGAGTCTCCTGCGCGATTTCGTACGCAAGCTGATAGCCCATCCAGGTCATCGCATCGTCACCGAAGAACACCGCGAGGCGAACTGCCGTATCAGCCGTCAACCGGCGCTTGCCCTCGATGATCTCGCGGATACGGCGCGGCGCAACGCTGATCGCTTTCGCCAGCTTGACTTCAGTCACGCGCGCGTCGGCGATTCGCGCAGCGAGCGCTGCGCCCGCCGTCTGTGGAAGAGATTTTGCACCGCTGGACTGGCTCGACGAAGGCGGCGTCGGCGCGACCGTTGCCGAGGTCTTGTCGGCAGGCGTCGGCGCGACCTTCGCTGCGGGCGTCTTGACGGCGGGCGCGGCCTTCATCGCGGGAGTCTTGGCGGGCGTCGGCGCGACCTTCGTCGTCGGAGCTTTTGCAGCCGACTTCGCCGCCACCGTCGTTTTTGCCTTCGGCTCAACCACACTCGCGGCCATCGTTTTCTTTGCCGGTGCTTTCGTTGCTGCCTGTTCTACCGGTGCTTTCGTTGCGGCGTGGTTCGTGGTGGTCTTCGTCGATTTCATCGGGAATCCTATCTAATAAGTGGGTAATTACAAACAACTGCATACCCACCTTAAGGCGACCGCGCAGGCCTGTCCAGAGGCAAACTTCGGCCAGACTCAGATTTCTTCCGAGGCGGCGAGGATGCCGCGTTGATGGGCGAGGATTGCAACCGGGGCGGCGAGGATTTAGTGTCCGCTGGCAAGATTTGATACGCGGCTGATCGCGCCCCGTTGGTCTGCTCCCGTATCCATTCGAGCGCGGCGCGGTGCGCGTCCCGATACGAGCGCGAAGGATGGTCGCCGCGCGCGATTCCCTGACGGTATGCGCGACCGATCCACGCTCTCAGATCGTTCGACAGCGCGTACCAGTGTCTCCGGCAACCCCACCCATTGCGCGGGACGATCTGCCCGCAACCGGGCCACGGACAACGGTGCATGGTTACGTCCTGTCAGTACGAAAAATTTCACCAAACACGGTCTACAAATCCTCACCCTTGCATGGCCTGCGTCCATACCATTTGACCGCGAGCGCGGCGCATTCATCGGCCCGTGCTTTCCAGACACCGCCGCGGCGGATCGCTTCGGCATGCACCTGAGCTGCCAGCGTGACACTCACAAGCGGTGCGCATTCGGCAACTGGAAATCTGTGCATGGTTTTCCCACTCAGTGTGTAACCGCACCGGATTGCTGACGCGGGTCCGCTGGTTCCGCACCCACCAGCGCGGCGCGTGCGATCCGCGCGATATCGGGCAGCGTTAGCGCGCTCGTCGTGCCTTCCGCGAGGTCGGCAATCAGCGCGAGCGCTTCGCGCAAACGTGCAGCGTCGTGCAATGCGCGGTGGCGCATCTGGTCGGAACGGATCACTCTGACCTCTCTCTGTCGCAGGTTCATGGCATGGCCTCCATCGATAGCGCGTGCGCGAACGACAGCACGCACTGCTGTGCTGCAAGCGGTTCAACGACGACCTCGGTGCGCGGATTGGTGCGGTCGATGCCGTGATAGACGTGTTTCTCGCGCACCTGCCTGTCGTTCCTGTAGACGCCGGCCTGTAACAGTTCACGCACGCTTGCACCACCGGCCTTCACCCTTGCATAGCGGTTCTGCAGCACGTCGAGAATCACGGATTCATCGAGGTCCGGCCGTTCGGACGCGTAGAAAATCCGCAGCGTGACGCGTACCGGGCCGCTCAGTTGCACGCGGCACAGCGGCGGAATCTGCCGCAGCGCGTAGCGCTCATAGGCGCGCGCCTTGTCTGACTTGATCGACATCGGGCGCGAACGGATGCGGTTCGCGTCATCGCGATAGCGGCGCGAGACGATTTCGCGGCTGTTCGCTTTGCCAGCGGGCTCGCCCAGGATCGTGAAGGCAATCGCGTTCACACCGTGGCCTCATGCGGCTCTTCGTCGTCTTCGCCCGGTACACGCGAGGGCAGCACGCCGCCGCGCAATTGGAACGCGGCATCGAAAACGGCTCGGTACTGCGCTCGTTTCTCTGCAGGCGCGTCGTCCAGATATGCGCGGCCCGCTGGCGACAGTACGGCATCAATCGAGATTCGCTTCGTTTCATAGGTGAGCGGTGCGCCGTTTTTTGCGCACCCGCGTAGCAACATCTCAAAGGCCCATTGCGGCGAGGGCCGGCGATTCGCGAGCGGCGCAAGAATTTCCCGCATGCGTGCGAGGCACGCTTCTACCTTCGCCGGGTCCGCCCGGTCGGGCTGCGGGAGACGTGGCGGACTGCTTGCTGCGGCTTGTCGGCGCGTGGCACGGCAGAGTTCAAGGAATTCGGGCAGCGTCGGTAGATGCGGCACATCGCAGAGCGCGACAATGCCGGCCTGTAGCGCTTCGGCTGGCACACCCTGAAGCGTGTGCGTCCAGACGCGTTTCAGATCGTTGGTATCGACGCCGCGCCACATCGCCACGAAGCGCGCGCCATAGATCGCGTGCATCTGGCGAAACAGCCATTCGCCGCGGGTTTCAGGTTGATCGGTCGGGAACATCGCGCACGTCCTCAGGGGCAAGGTCGAACACGTCGGGCGGGCGCGACGCATCGCGCCCGGTTAGCGCCGCGATCATTTCGCGGTCGCGTGCCTCGCGCACATCGCGCGGGCTGAGCCGCGCGAACGGCGGTCCAGTTGCACCGTTCGAGCGAGGCAGCAGCCATTCGGCCTGAAAGCCGCCCCAGCCACGCGTGCAGCAGATGCGCAGTGCGTCGTTTAGCGACAAGGCAGCCGATTGCGCTTCCCGCAGAACGCCAGCAATGGCCGTTTCCGTGGGTTTCAGACGCTTGCCGCTGCGCAGGGTCAGCCAGTCGCTTGCGATCTGAGGTTCCACACTGAGCGACACAAGACGCGCGTGCGCGTCGAAGCGCGCTCCGCGCGCGGTTTTTGTCTTTGCATTTGATGAAGTAGAAGATGAAGATGAAGAGCCGTCACCTAAGGAGGGCTTTGGTGCGGGGTTTGGTGCGTCACCCTCAGCAGCACCAAAGCGCGAGGAATTGCCGCGAATGGTACGCACGTATTCATCCCTGACCATCCGCGAGGAATACCAGACTGGCCCGGTCTGTTCGCATACCAGAACGACAGGCGTTCCCTCCCTTCGTCCCGAACGGGGAACGTAGACATAAGGCTCGACAGGTTCACCCACGTCGCCGCCTTTCAGGATTCGCTTGTCGGCCAGCATACGCAGCGCGGCGAGCGTGCAATGCACCGCTTGGGCGATGTCCCTCAACGGCCAGCGAACCGTGCCGTAATCCTCCTGGTCGTGTAGCAGGCACAGCACGTCAATCCAGATTCCTTTTTCCGAGTGCGAGCAGCGGCGAAGTTTGCCGTTCGAAGTCCAGTCGCCCGGATAGAACTGGAACGAGGGACGTTTCATTGGTCCGCCTCAGTGTGTAAATGCTTTTGACCACTGCGAGCGGGCGCTTACGGTTGCCGATCCTGCAGCGCATCGCCGAGTGCCAGCAGAAACGCGCAGGCCGGTAAGCCAGAGCTATCAGCCAGCAACGCGCGGGCTCGCGCGTCCTGTTCGCGCAGCTCTGCCAGACGGCCACCTATGCAGCGTGTGACCGCTTCAGCGTCACGCAGTACGACGCGCGCCGCGCGCTCATAATCGGCCAGCATGAGTGCGCGTCTTGGGACGCGGAGAGCGAAACTTCCTTCGATTCTGGAATCAGTCATGGTTGCACCATCGGGTCAGGCCGCATTGCTGCCGCTGGCCTTTGTACGGGCGAATGCGTCGAGCGCATCCGCGTGTCGTAAGTGAGCGCGCCCGACCTTGCGATGCTGACGCGCATTCCAACGGACCTGTTCGGGTGTAAGGAGATCGAGCAGCACGTATTGCGGGTTTTCGCCGCGCTGATGCGGAACGGGATAACGCGCCTGCAACGTGCCTGTGTACAAGTCGCCCTGTATCGCCCGTGTCTCGTGTGACTCCGCGCCGTAGCTGCGCGCCAGTTCCCGGCGCGTGACATCGAGCAGGTACTGCATGAAGCCGTACCTCGCGCATATGGATTCGTTGCCGCTTTCGAGTCGTGTACGGGCGCGATCTGCAACCGTGTTGCATTCGACGCGCTGAACGTCTTCGGCTTCTAGTTCGAGGATTGCCTTGCGGACCGCACGGACGATGATTTCCCGTGCGCCGCCTGCCGGTTGCGGCGTGGTGTTACGTCCCGTCATGGCTTGCCCCTTCCAGCATCGCGCACAGAAACCCGGCCATCGCCGGTACGATGCGCCGCACGTCGGTCTGCATGACGTCCGTCATCGCGTCATAGATCGCGGTGGGATTCTTCGAGAGGTACCCGTCGCTCTCGAAGTCGCGCACACGGCCCCATATCCACAGAACATCCTCAGGGATGCGGTTGATCGTCGCCGCCACATCGTTGTGGATGTCCCGGATAAGAGCCGTCGTGCTTGGTTTCTTCGCGGGATCGCGTAACGCGTCTTCGAATTCCCGTTCGGGGATCGTCGCCAGCTTTTGCCACTTTGATGACTGGTCCCGCGTTACTCCCAGGTCAGCGAGCGTTGCGACGGAGGAACCCTTGTCGTTGCCTACGACTAGGGTTTTTCCGGTCGGGTTCGCCGTCTTCGGCATCGCTCGCAATTCCGCCTGTGCAAGCTCTGTCAGCAACGTGCCCGCGCGGCGTTCGGCGCGCAGGCGGATCGCGCAGGCCTTGCGTTCGGCGTCGGTGTTCTTCGCCTGCCTTGCATAGACTTCGAACGCGAGCGCCTTATCGCGAAGGTCTTTCACTTCATCGACGCGATGGCATTCCGCAATGGCGGTACACATCGCGACGTAGCGTGCATCGACCAGTGCCCCGGCGCGGGCGGTCATGTTCCGGCGCACGTCGATAACCGTATCGCGTGACGCGCTGGTCACCCTGGCTATCGCCGTGTTGGTCGCGGTCGGATCGGCTTCGATGGCCTGCCGGATCGCGTCGCGGTTGACCCTGTAGCTACGCGGGTACGTCTTGCCGTCCGAGCCGGTAAGGCGCGCTCCCTGGTCCGCTGGATTCATCGCGTCGTCCTACGGTGTCGTCGCCCCGGGAAAATCGTCTGTCGCAGTAAGCATGACGAATTCCTTTGCTGAATTCACGGACTAAAAATTAGGCGTAAAAAAGCATCCCGTCAATTACGCTTACTTGTATTAAGAGTGCATGTAAGTGCATGGAAGTACACAGACGTCTTTTATAAAAAATCAAGGGGATAGGTGCATTCACTTAGGAAAACTGGATGTTTGAACCATTATCGTCAGGTTATGTAAATTCATCCTCGACACCCGCTGCGCAAGCCGCTGATGGATATGGAAATAAAAATTAAACGGCCGTTCTGAAAGCGGCAACTGATAATCTTTTTTGCGGCGGTGGGTTTTCGCTTTTTTCTTGAATTCAACCCGGCTTGACGCCTATCTTTCGATCCATGTTATTTCGGCACGGAGCGAATTGTGTCAACCGCATTTATCGAACACTGGTCAATTCCGCATGAAGAAGGCGGAGAAAACCATATTATCCGGTCGCCAGATAGCGAAGCAGCTTATGGGCACGCGCTGACTATCCGCGACTCGATCCGCTCGGCCCGGGCGCCGGTCATCACCGGCCAGTATCGCGACATCGAAACGGGTCTGTGGACAGTATTCGTCCGCGTCCTGCCGGACCCGCAGCAATGAGCGCATTCGACTTTTCGCTGCCTGCCCGGCAGCCGATTGCGGAGCTTGGCCTGTCGGTACGGATCGCCAACCAGCTTCGTGCGGCCGGTATCACGTCGATAGGCGAGTTGTGCGAGCGTCGCGCGCGCGACCTATTGCTGATGACGCACGTTGGCCCGGATTCTGTTCGGGCCGTTGCGGACGCGCTGACGCAACGCGGTCTTTCACTCAGGGAATAGACCCATGAATGCAAGGGACGACTGGCTTGCGGAGCGCCGCAAGGGCATCGGCGGCAGCGACGCCGCCGCCGCTATCGGACAGTCGCGCTATCAGACAGCCTATGAGTTGTGGCTGGACAAGACCGGGCAGACAACAGGCGAGCGCGAAGACAACGAAACAACCCGCTTCGGCCGGGCGATGGAAGCCATCGCGGCCGATATGTTTGCGCATCGCACGGGTGTGCGTCTGCGCCGTCGCAATCAGATCATCCGACACCCGAAGTACCAGTTCATGGCTGCGTCCGTGGACCGGCTCGTTGAAGGTCGGCGCGAAGGCTTCGAAGCGAAGAACGTCAATGCGGATTTCTTCCGCTTCTCCGGCGAGTGGGGCGAACAGGGTTCGGATCAGGTTCCGGTTGAATACCTGTGCCAGTGCCATCACTACCTGACGGTCCTTGATTACGACGCCTGGCATCTTGGCGCGGTTGTCGGCGGCAACCGTCTTGTCACCTACACGATCGAGCGCGACCCCGAATTTTCGGAACTGCTGATCGGCCAGGAAATGACGTTCTGGACGTTCGTGGAAACCGGCGAACCGCCGCCTTTCGACTATTCGCACCGGCATGCGGTTGACATGCTGAAGCGTCTCTATCCCGGCACGTCCGGCGAAACCATCGCGCTCGATGCGGCGCTGATGGACTGGCACAACGTGCGCATCGAGGCCGATGAACAGGTCAAGGCGTATCAGGCCGTTAGCGACGGCGCACGCGCCCACATTCTGCACGCGATGAAAGAGGCCGCAATTGGCCGGCTTCCCAATGGTGGCGCGTACAAACGCAAAACTGTCCACCGTCCCTCGTACAGCGTTGATGCGTGCGATTACACGATGCTGACGTACAGCAAACCGAAGGAAGGAAAGGAGGTTGCCGAATGATCGCAACAGTTGAAGAGGAACCGCGCACTCTGAAGCGGTTCGAATTGAACCCCGACATGCTTGGCTACATCGAGCGCTTTGCGAATCTGATGGCGACGGCTGGCGTCACCGTTCCCGAACCGTATCGCGGTAAGCCGGGCAATTGCGCAGCCGTGACGATTCAGGCGCTGCAATGGGGTATGAATCCGTTCGCCGTCGCAGCGAAAACGCATTTCGTCAACAACCAGATCGGCTACGAGGCGCAACTCATCATCGCCGCCGTCAATACATCCGGCCTGCTGGTGGATCGCATCAACTGGGACTGGTTTGGCGATTGGGAAAAGATCGTCGGGCAGTTCGTTGAACGCGAGTCGAAGACGAAGAAAAACGAACACGGCGAGCCTGTTCGATACCGCGTCCCTGCATGGAACATCGAGGACGAGGAAGGCGTTGGTGTGCGTTGCTTTGCGACACTCAGGGGTGAGCGCGAACCGCGCGTGCTGACGATCCTGATGAAGCAGGCGCGCGTGCGCAACTCGACGTTATGGGCGGATGACCCGAAGCAGCAGATTGCCTACCTGTCCGGTAAACGCTGGTCCCGGCTTCACGCGTCCGAAATTGTCTTTGGTGTCCGCACGCCCGACGAACTCGACGTGGTCGACAACGGCATGCGCGACATGGGGCCAGCCGAAGAAGTCAGACGGGAATCCGCGGCGCATGGATCGTCGCGCACAAGCAGTGTCAAGGAGCGCATCAAGAAGAACGCGACTACACGCAATGCAGCGCCGACGCTTGACGAGGTTCTGAAGGCCATTGCGGAAGCAACGAACACCGGCGAAATGACGGTGGCTGGCGAACTTGCAACGAAGTTGCGCACCGATCAGGAAAAGGAAATCGCGCGCACGGCATACAGCGACAAGCTGAGCGCCGAACGCGCAGCGGCGCACGCGCAAGCCGCGCAGGACGATCCTGCTGACGCAGGCTCGAAACGTGATCGCGGCGGCGAAGTGGCAGCAATGACGTTCGCCCAGGTCATGGACGCGCTGGAACAAGCGGAAACGCTCGACGCGCTCGATGTTGCCGCCGACCTGATACGCACCGTGCCGGACGAAGGCCAGCGCGAAGAGCTGGAAGAGTTCTATCTAGCGAAACGCCACAGGATGGAGAGTGAGCAATGATGCACTTTGAAAATCATCCTGTCAGGCTTGAACACATCAACACGCGCGTGGAATTTCACGGCGAAGAAGAACGGCTTGCGCTCGACCTGACCATCAAGGCGGACCTGCCGAATACTGCGCTCGATGATATGTCGCCGACGCTGCGCGGTTCGCTATATGAGGCGGATCGGCAAGCCGATATCGTTGACCCGGACAGTACGCCGGTACTGCGAAACCCACAGCTTGGCACGCTGCATTGGGCGGGCAAATTCGCTGGCGTAAAGCTCGCGCTGCGTGACGAAGATCGCGACGGCCTGGGCGGTTTGCGCTTCGTGGACGCGCGCCTGGATCGCGTTCGTTTTCAGCCGAAGGACGGGGGCACCTGTTCGTTCGTGTGGCACATCCACATCTACCCGGACGATGAAGCGACGACAGCGCACACGGTCTATTTCCTCCGCCGGCTGCACACGCTTGGAACGATGAACGTGCCTGATCCGAACGGCATCGACGACGACCAGGAATGAACCGGCCAGCGCTCAGATTCGGAATGCGCTGAAAGCCTACAACGAATGTGGAGGCTAAAATTGTTGCGGGACAAGCATCCTGAAGCATGGCAAGCCCTGATAAATCTTCTCGCGCGCAGCGTAGCGCGCGACATGGTACGGGGTTCCCGAGCGGCGAACAACACGGAGAACGAATCGAAATGCGAGTGGCAATCTATGCCCGCTTCTCAACGGACAAACAGAAAGAAACATCGGTCACGGACCAAATAAACGTATGTGCGCGTCGCGTCGCGACGCTGGCCGAGTGCGAAATTGTTGCCCGTCATTCGGACGAAGGTATCTCAGGTGGGACGCGTGTCGAATCACGTCCTGGCGGCAAGCAGCTGATGGCCGACGCGATGGCGGGCCGGTTCGATGTATTGGTAATCGAAGCGCTGGACCGCCTGTCGCGCGATCAGGTCGAGCAGGAAACAATTTTGCGTCGGCTTGAGTTTCGCGGTATCCGCGTGCTCGGCGTATCCGATGGCTACGATTCAACCTCAAGTAGCCGCAAGGTGCAGCGGACGGTTCGCGGCCTTGTCAACGAACTCTATATTGATGATCTTCGCTGCAAGACGCTGCGCGGGCAGACCGGCCAGGTGGATCGCGGGTTCGTCGCCGGTGGCAAAAGCTACGGCTACGACCTCGTTAAAGGCGAGCATGGCAGCGATTACCGCGTCAACGACGAACAGGCGAAGTGGGTACGGTTCATCTTCGAGAAGTTCGCGGCGGGCTGGTCCACCTTCAGGATATGCGACGAACTCAACCGCCTCGGCGTGCCGTCGCCGCGCAACACAACCTGGATGCGTTCGGCGCTGTACGGCTCACCGCGCAAGGGTTCCGGCATTCTCAATAACTCGGCCTACATCGGTATCTATATCTGGAACCGCTCGCAGTGGATAAAGGACCCTGACACGGGCGCGCGCGTACGTCAGGACCGGCCGGAAAGCGAATGGAAAACCGAACGCCGCGACCACTACCGCATCGTCAGCGATGACCTCTGGCACTCAGTGCGCACGCGCATGGGCGCGGATCGCCTGAACGCCGGAACGTCGGGGGCTGGCCGTGCGCCGCGTAGCCTCTTCGGTGGATTGCTGCGCTGCCCTGAGTGCGGCGGGGCAATGGTGTCAATCAATCAGCGTTACTACGGTTGCGTGACCCGAAAGGAACGCGGCCTGCAAGCGTGTCACGGCGCGAACATTTACCGCGCTGAGACAGACGAACGATTGCTCAATATCCTGCGCGATGAACTGCTGTCCGACGACGCCCAGGCGGGTATTGATTCGGCCGTGCGCCGATATTTCGCGAACGAACAGGACGATGCGGCCGGATCGGCCAGGGAGATTCGAGCGAAGGTAAGCACGCTCGACCGGCAGATCGAAAATCTGACGCAGGCGCTGGCAGAAATAGGCGTTTCAGCGGCCTTGATGGAACGGCTGAAAAAAGCGGAAGGCGAGCGTGAGGCGCTTACCCAGGCTTTGACTCGGACGAAGGTCAACAGCGAACAGTTCGCGGAAATTGCTCAACGCGCAAAGGCACGAACAACAGAACTCAGGGAAGCGTTATCGGGGGAATCCGTCGATGAAGCGCGGCAAATAATTGCGACGCTGATGGGACCGATAGAGATACAGAAGAGGGACGGTGGTTACTTCGCGTCCTATGAAGACGTTTCCGAACAGTTGCTCGTCTGTGCTGCCGGAAATCAGTCTCGAATTGTGGTTGCGGGGGTAGGATTTGAACCTACGACCTTCGGGTTATGA